AACAAAACATTAGAAAAACAACTTTTATCGCTGCGTGAAGGAATTGATAGTGTGGCTAAGGACATCTACGAGAATAGTCCTGCTGACGTAGGTACACCGGAATACAACCAGCTATATGCCTTGAATGGGATGTCTTTCCACTTAGACCAGCTTCTTAACCAACTTGTTGAAGATAGCAAATACAAGAAGCCTCTTGGTACGAATGTCGTGCTTCCTCGACAAGTATTGGAGTTGATTGACTGTAATCGGGGAACATTTAGCAGAGAGGCGTTTATTGTGAAGTGTTTGTTAGGTATTATTAAGGAGGGTGAATAATGTTTTACAGTACGTTAGACATCGGCAGAGACCATATCAGAGATTACGTTAAACAAGATTATGACGTATGGAGTAGTCTTGAGTTTGAAGAGGATAGTTTTAATTCTCTTGACTACGATTTTAATTTGCTACCAAACATAAAAGGATACATTGAAGAATGCCTTAATGAGCAAGGATACAGGCTAAGAAAGAGAAACAAAATTAGACAAGGTCTTAGTGTTCCTGCTGGAAAATTTAACATCCAAAAACATAATTCATCAGTAGAAGAGCATATTGATGATGCGTGTTTGTTTGGGATACTAGTGTTAGAAACGGTTTACACAACAATACCAACACTTGCTAATAATGTTTGCGCCCCTGCATTGCATTACTACATTGGCAGGACTAAAAAGGCAGAGCGACTTAAAACAGGGGATGTTGTGGTTTTCAATCCTAAGAGACCTCACAGTCTCATCCATTACGGAAACTCTCCAACAATGCTTCTGTTTAGTTGTGAGAAAATTAGAAAATAACTTTGTTGACAGCATGTGTTGACGGTGCAGAGTGATCTAACCTATCCTTCACATGCTGTATTTTGTTGTAACACGTTCTGCCAGATGTGGGCGTTAATATGAGGAGATGTAAGATGAGTAATCAAGTTGTTTTCAATGCTAAAACTGCTGAAAATGCTTTGAACAATACTGGCTTGATTGGTTTGAGTAACACTAGTGAAGTGAAGACAATGTCTAGTTTAGAGATTGCAGAGTTGACAGGGAAGCAGCATAAGCATGTCCTGACAGACATCCGTAACATGCTGAATAGTCTAAACATTGACTCAGCCGTATTTACGGCTCAGTATAAAGATAGCACTGGTCGTAGTTTGGTGATGTTTAACTTACCTAAAGATGAAACACTTTGCTTAGTGTCTGGCTACAATGTTCAGGTTCGTATGCGGATTATCAAACGCTGGCAAGAGTTAGAAGAAGCAAACAAGAACAAAGGTATCTTTATGCCTAACTTCTCTGACCCTGTAGAGGCAGCTATTGCATGGGCAAATGAGAAGCGACTCTCACAAATGTTAGAGCAGAAGATTGAGGAACAGAAACCAAAGGTGGAGTATGTTGAGAAGTACGTTGAACGTAACAACACAAAGAACATTACAGCAACAGCTAAAGAGATTGGTATTTCAGGACGTAAACTTGGAGAGTGGCTTCGTAAGAAAGATTACGCTTTCAAGCGAACAGATAAACTGGTGTGGAAGCAACAGTTCATTGATGAATGGTATGGTGTGATGAAGCAGACAGTGAAGAACGAGTTTGATACGTCTCAGGCATTATTCACAGCAGCAGGAGACTTGTTTATAAAGACAAAGTATGCAGAGGATGGCTCTGAGAATATTACCAACAAAGCACCTCTGCAATTAAAGAATAAGCAGTAATGTAAAGCCTCACCAGAGGCACATAATCGCCCTACAATGCGTTATATTCGTTCAAACATGCTACGGACAGCATAAACGATTATAGCGTGTTGTAGGGCTTTATTATTTTGATGTTAAATCACCAAACAAGTAACGGAAGATCGTTTTCAATATATTCAGACGAGTTATGGACTTCTCTTGCTCCTGATACTACATCTTCCATAATCTTGGTTAGATAACATCAAATGCTTATATTGACAATAACAGAAAAGCCCTACCATTTCTGATAGGGCTTTTGTCTATACCTTCTCGATTGTGCCTTTGCTACAGTATTACGCTTATTCCACTTTTCAGCAATCCATACTTCACCTTTAGGTGTAAAGTAGCACAGTGAATAGCTCTTTTCATCTTTCTTTCCTGTCTTTACTTCAAAGTACCCTTTATGCAGGTATTCACTGTAAGGCATCCATACACCATTCAAGCGGTACATGATCTTGCTATCGTGCAGCCAATTACGGAACTCACGTTCATTCACATTGAGCATCTTCACTAGGCCACGGAATGTTTTGTTTCCTTTAGCGTGAACGTAATTGTTCACAAACTCTACTTTAGGCTCTGCTGCTTTCAATTCCTCTTTCAATACTAATTTCTCTTTTTCTGACTCCAGTAACTTCTCCAATGCTTCAATGTATGTCTTAGGTGTTGCTGGTGTTTGCTTTTCCTCAAGCTCTTGCCAGCGGTCAATAATCAGTGCTCGCATTGTTACACTGTACCCTGACACTAAGATAAGTGTTTCACGCTTTGGTAATTTGTAGCACTTATACTCGTTACCTCGTGCTGTTTTGTACGTTCCCGCGAAGCCAGGAGCGTGAATTTCTAAGTCTTTCAACATCTTGACAATATCAACCATAACATGGTCGTGTCGTTTCCCTGTTAACTCTGCAATCTCAAGGCTAGACATCGTTAACACATTGCTGCTCTCAATTACCATCAGGTTGTTGTTCATTGTGCTTCATTTTTGTTGTGTTGAAAATACTCCCAAACGAATAATAGAGTACGTTGCGCTTCCACGTCAACACCTATCCGCTATCACCATAAAAAGAAAAACGCCACACCTATAAAGGCATGGCGTGTATTACTTAAACCAAACTACTAATTTTCACTACGTTTATTTTGCAATCACCCTTACTTTGTCGTTCATTCCGCACCGCCTTTTACGCTGGCAATAGCATCGTCTACTTCACGTGTGTATGTATCACCGAATGTTGGATTCTCACAAGTATAGCGAAGGTCGTTAAAAAGTCTGACGTTTTGTTTGGCAAGCTTATAACGTTGCCTGATTGCCTCGTTATAAATCTCGCGAGTGATGGCGTTGCAATCATCTATAGATTTCATTGTCTCTTGACCAAGCTTACGCTCAATCTCTGAGTGATCAACATTAAAACAAATAGGCATCAATAGCGGCTCAGTCTGGATTCCTTCGCAAGCGTTGACGCAAGCAACGATGCGGTGTGCGTTTGCTTCCAGCTCACTATTGCCAGCATGACAATCTTGTACAACAGCAGAAAAAATGTTAAACCCCTTTTTATTCAGTGCATACACCGTTCTTTTGTCGCACAGACAAGGCTCTTTTGTGTTATCAGCCATATCAATATCCTTAAATATACTTTGTTAGTAATCTTCGTTACACGTCAAGCTAGAACACGCTAAGTCTGTATTGTTATTATCAATCGTTTCAGCAATCGCTTTAATGATGCTATCGATTGTGCTTTCTGTGAACATATCACTTTGAAGGCCGTTCACAGTCTCAACAATGTAGTAAGACCAGTCATCCCAGCAGTCAATCCAATACTCTACACACAGATTAACATCTTTACCATTCACTTTAGTAACCACATCAATGCTGCTGAAATCGTTTGTGCTAGTCATTTGTATCACCCTTGTTTGTGTGTTTCTGCTTAATCAAGCATTGACGCTACTTTACACTTGCAAGACCACTGTGTCAACAGGTATTTACGCAATTATCTCTAAACATCGATAATATCATTACTCAAGCGTGGCGTATCATCATCTTCATCGTCTGGTGTAACGTCTCTTGCTTTCACCATCTTACCAAACGCATTCAGTTCTAATGCCATCCGTTCTGTCTTGGTCTTCTCAGTCATGTTCTCAAGACCTAGATGGTAATCTATCAACATCTTGTGCACCTTTGTTCTTGTCTCTACTGGTGTCTTATCATTCTGTAGAATCTTCACCATGTCTGGGATCACCACATCCTTGATTGCTGCTCTTACTTGTTTTGCTGCTGCTGTTACACGAGCATTCACTGGCACTTGTGCCGTAGGCATCCCTTGAGATGCGTCTTGAACTGCTAGATTGTTATCCATTGCCTTTACCCCTTTCTATTAAATCACCTTAAATAGTTTTTCAACTGCAGTATGTGTGGCTGACTTTCTTTTACTTGTAAAACCAGTTTTAACTTCACCTTGCCATACTAGCTCAAAATCTTCAGGCGCATTATATTCTGATACATAAACTATATTTCCATTCTTGGCTGTTTGTCTGCACCATTCAAAGAATTCTTCGTGATTAAATACCCCTGTTTTATAACCAGTTGTACCTTGATATGGTGGATCACAGTACACAAGAGAGTTTGCAGGCTTATAATCCTTGTAAGACGCACAGGCAAATTCTACTGTCTGAATCTTTGGAGACTGTTTTAGCGCGTTACGTTTACTCTCCAAAGCGTAGTTACGTCCTGTCTTACTCCTAGCATACCCCGCTTCAAATTTCCCACCAAAGCTGCAAACAAACATAATCCAGCTTGAAATAAGGTCAACAGGTTTTCCTTTGATTGATCTGTATTCATCTTCTGAAACATTCTCAGGTAAATTGTCAACCATATCTCTAATAGCCAGCATTGCTGCTATGGTGTGTGGATTATAGTCTATTCCAATACGTCTCATTCTGTCAGGAACTTTATCAATCATATTACCACCTCCGACAAACGGCTCTATCCATGTGGTGATACCGTGTTTTTCAGCATCATCTAGCATGATAGGTAAAATATGTTTTGCGATCCTGCTCTTGCTTCCCATGTATTTCATAAGCACCCTCATTGACATAAATAAGCATTTTATGATAAACTCACTTTGTTTTCAAGCATGGAGGAAGAAATGCTTACAATTATTCGTTAGCGAGGAAGATTATGAGAAACAAACAAAAGAAATGGGACGATTGGGATAATCTCTACACACCATCAGATGATGGCTACCAATCATCAGAGATTCTAGGCAATGTACGTAAGCACATCGAGAGTGAGAGAGAGTTCTACGGCCATTCCAGCTTTACACCAAGACAATACAATGACACCATCTACTCTCTAAGAGATGATGAGGCATATTAGCACAGGAGATACACAATGCAATTTCGTACATTAGCACAAACAAACTTCTTTCAGTTCTTATCAGAGATTGATCGTGCAATCAAGGATGGCTGGGAGTTACGCTTAGACACGGCTAACCATGCTTTCCCTACATACTTCAGCATTGAGGTGCAGAAGGCAGATGATGTGAAGCCTAAGCGACAGACAAAAGCTGAATAACAGACAGTATAAATGAAATAAGCCAGCCCCAAAGGGCTGGCTTTTATTACGTCTATTGTTCACTGATCATTATCTTCTATGATCTTGCTGATAACAGTGTACGCTAACTTTTCTGTTGACGCTTTGCTTACATAGTTCATGTCTTGTTCTAATTCATCCTTGAATAAGAATCTTGCAACACTCTCTATATCTTCCTTAGATGGATCGTTGCGATTGTTAACCACCGATGTCACCACACTGAGCGGAAGTTTTGTCCATCTTGACACCCACTCACACGTCACATTCAAGCAACTCATGGTATATCTGAAAAATCCTGCAATAATTTCAGCATCAACATCTTTACCGTGAATAGTGATCATCTTACGCGGCTTGTCCCAGTCGAATTTGCTCATAATCCTGCCCTTTTTGTGTAAAGTCTTACTCTCTATCTAATTTGTAGATACCAGACCAATGATTCTCTCTTGCCCAATCACAAATATCAATCAACTTTGACCACATTGTACGTCCTAGATTCCTTCCAGAAGACCATGCTATCAAGTCTAACATCTTTTCCACATCATCTCCAAACAATACCTCTGAGAGACATTTCAATTCCCATCCTTCTGGTGAGCATTTATCTTCCATGATAGTTCTTACACGATCTTCGCTCAGGCTAGTTTTAGCAGAGATATAACTATCCGGTGCTTTGTAACAATCTTGGTGGATTCTAAGAATACCTGTAAGCAACCTTACATCAATTTTCTTACCATCCACTTCCACCATCTTACTTGCTAAAGTAGGCATCTTGTTTCCTTTTCATTGCTTCTCTCACCTTCTCGTTCATCTTCAAGAACGGATGCCATGCGACATAGAATCCGTTATCGTCCCACAGTCCTGTGATGCTTTTACCAAAAACCGTTAGCAGGTGAATCATTTCGCCTCTCGGAGGCTTTACATCTTCAGGCAGATACCATTCAGCCTGCATGCTGGTGTTGTACCTGATTTCTTTTACACTCATCCTATTTAACCCTGTTGTTATGAAAATCACTACTTTTCAGTATCTAACAATCCTCACTGGGAGGCCTTTCTTTTTTGCAATTTCTATCATGTTTGCGGTGCCCCTGCTTTTACCATCCCAAAAAGCAACAAGAACATCAGCAGTATCAGCCATCTCCTTATTACGGATATACCCTGCAGACTTACCATGCAATTCCCATTTCGCAGGAAAACTTTTAACTAACCACCCGTTTTCTTTTGCTAGATTCTTCCCTAGTAAGTCTGCACCCTTTGCTTCTCCGCAGATAACTACCACATCACTAGCATTGCTCATGTAATAGTTTACCCTATCTTTCAGTAATTGGTAATCACTGAAATCCCTTCCTCCAGCTATGATCACTCTCATATATCTCTCCAGAAGCGCCATCACACATTAGTGCAAGGGCACGTTATAGGTTAAAGTCTAATAGGCATTACTACACCGTTCAGGTAATAACGCACATCATTCTTAGCCGCTGCAAGTGATACCGCCTTCATCCATGCTAATTTTGGAATCTCAAAGTTCATTTCGTTATCATGTTAAAATCAGTCGTTCAACCACTTCAGAAACAATTCTCTCATACGTTTGCTGATGATTGCAACAGTTATTTTCTTCCCGTCACGAATCCCGCTACGCCACAACCATTGCACCAGTTCATTCACAGCAAACCGTTCTTTGCTGTACGATACATTAGTACCACGAAGGTAGTTTGCAACAATGTGGTTAGGGTAACGGTCATAGATATGCACCATCACCTCTTTTACAGCGTATTCATTAGATGCCCGTGCATTGCATGGAATGTGTCCACTACGTTTCTTGCACACACTCCCTTCGATCTCCTTACCATCAGCATCGATAAGACAGACAGTATGGTTATATCCTGCTGGCTGCACCTTACGTTTGTCGCGGTACTTACCAAGAACAGACTTAGGAAGCGTATAACCCATCTTTTCTGGCTTACCTTTGCACCCATTAGAATCGCCGATGTTACGGATAGTCTTGTTAATTAGTGCGAAATGCTCAGGTAGTGCCTTTTCCTCGTACCATGTTGAAGATAATGCAAGTCGCTCAAAGGCTTTATCGTATTTGTGGAGCATTGTTACCTTCTCTTTGATCGACTGCTTACTGGTAATCTTAGATGGCACAATGTCAGTGCATTCTTTCCACTTAATACCTTTCATTCTGAAATACGCTTCCATCAGCGTACCTTCAAACTGATACGTTGACAAAATAATACGATTCCAAACGTTAAACATCACCTCATTGTCAATCTCAACGATTGATACTTGGTTGCCAGACACATAAGCGTGAACATTCTCTTGGTGCTTAAGTAATTTGAAGATAGACATATCACTTGTCTCATAGTCAAACACTGTATTATCTTCCCACTTCACCTTGCCGTAGTTAGATTCGTCAACACTTAATCGGCCAGCGTTCTTGTGCCATAAGAACTCGCTTAACCTGATTCCTGAGTAAGCGTTGATGCAATCGAAGGTTTCATCTAGGTATAGATTCCAACCCTTACTTGCAACAAGACGGATAACATCGTCCTGTTTCATTGCTTGTCGGAATAGCTGATGAGTGATTGCAATTAGGCTAACATCGGGCTCTTCTAGCAGGTCAATAAAATCTTCCAGCTTCGATGAATCGTCACTCTCAGGAGTACGCCATTTGTCTTTAGCATCTCCTTCCTTAGTGCGTGTCTCGATTTCTGAAAGGAACTCGGTGCAATACACCCACTTAGACTTACCGCTCAGTGCTTCACTTTCAATATGCCGTAATGCAGCGTGGGTCTTACCGCTCCCCATAATCACGTCTAACACTTCAACGTGCTTCAGGTTATTGAAAGATTTGTCAATGAAGGTCATAAACACTTCCTTGTTGTTGGTTAAATAACAGACGATATAATAGCATTGAATGACTATAAATTCAAATATCTGTGCAGAGAAAAGGCCGTATTTTAGACATGAGCGAACAACCCTGTTCGGTTTTGCTGTTTTCGGCCTTATAAATCAATAACTTACAAATATCTTCTAATAAATAAGAATCTTGCGTGGCCTTTGAAAAGTAGTGTCCTGTATCAGGATTGTAGGTATTGTGAACTACTAGTGTGGACTTAATATGTAGGCAGTCAGTAGCAACAACTGTAACAATGGCAAGAGTTGAAATATCAAATATCTGTGCAGTGATATACCTAGTAAAACAGTATGTCTGGATGTAGTGCGTCCAGAAATGCTCTTTTTCAGACCTTAAGTGATTGAATATAAAAGATATTTTCTTAGTACCCCTTAAAATAAGAAAGTATAGATAGGTGGGTGAAAAGTAGGTGTCTGTAGTAGGTGTCTAAACAAACCCTGTAAAGACATCTTGCACCAGAAGTGCTTACACCGGAATTGGTTACACTGAGAGTGTCTCTGCAGGAATGCACCTTCACAACAGATCATAGACAGGCATGCGATGATGAGACAACGCCAACACAACAACGCCTGTAAGACATTGCACCAATAAAGACAAACAACAATAAAACAAACCAACCAATAGACTATCTATTGTGTCAACACTTCGCTACGCTCAGGGACACTGTACCAGTGCCACATTGTTTTGCACCAAACCAATGAATAAATGAGTCTGGTGCAAATATGCTTACACAGAAGCGTGATCATACAGAAACGTGCCATCACACAGCGCGCCTATAACCTTTTTGTTTATTTTTGTTGGTTATTGTTTTTATGCCTTCACTGACCATAACGACACTGATAGCGTTGGCGCATGTCTGTCGGTGATGTTTCTGGTGCAACATGTTTGGTGTAATGTCTTTGGTGCAAGCGTATTCACTAAAGCGTGTCTTGGTGCATATCTATTCTGGTGTAGGCACTTGGTTATATTCCTACAAATGAAAATAGCCACACTATCTCTAGCATGGCTATCTAATCGCATTTCACCTAACCTGTCATTACAGCAACTGTATAAGCAATCACTAACCCTACCATTCCTCCTGAGATAATTAACATCTCTAGGCAGCCTGCTTTGAACAATTTTTCATCCTTACTTACAATCACTGACAACACAAATTCCATGCAGATTATTACTGCTACCCATCCTACAAACATTGCAAAAACCATTTCCATAATCAATCTACCTCCACCGTAACCTCATTAACAGCATAGAAAACATCGTCACCTCTTAATGATGTAACTGATATGTAGGTCTGCCACTACTCACATACTATTATCTTCTCGACAAGATACGCTCCTTTAGTGTTCTTTGGCAAATCACTGTTCAAATATCTAGCCACTGCAACAGCAATTTCCTTCGTCTCAAATAATGGATCATTGACAATACGGTGGCCTTTCTCACTGTAAACGACATGATACAAGTTGAATTGCTTGCTGCCATACTCTTCTTTACACCTTCTCAGCACCTTCATAGATTCTATTACCTTTGCCATACACTCGATAGTATCATCTACACAATCCAGGTATTCTTGACGGCATTCAGGATAGTTTTCATCAAACTCACCATTATCGTTACTTTCCTTCAAATAAGATAAGTAGAGAATATATTCATCGATAGCTTTAGATAAGCTGTCAATCATTTTCTGATATTCCATTTTCTCTTCCATCTTAATAATCCTTTTCTTTAATGAATAACACCTCAAACACTATTGCCAATAATACAACAATCAATAATACAGAACAAAGAAAACTAAACCAAAGAGTAAATATAAAAGACCATTCCATTTCATTCTCCTTAGCTCACGGATTGACAAAACACCTCTCACTGTCTGTCGGCATACAGTGTACGAGAACACACCGCCATTCTTGCACCATTCTTTCACGATAGCAACCTTTTTCTTAAAAATTTCTCATCAAAATTTTCTCATACATAGACACAAGACCAAGAGAAATATCACAGATTGTCTGTATAGGCTCAGGAAGCCTTTGTAATGCGTTCAAGATGGTGATGTGATGTCTTACATGGCTACAGATACATCTCTCAATATAGGGCGATTATGGCCTTTTCTGTGGCAGTGTGTATGTAGAGTATTCTCTAACACAACCATACACACAAATATCAACCATGATTACATTGTGCATTGCTGCTAGGTTTTCCAGTGTCAGCAGGTAATGGTAGGTATCAGCAGGTAATGGTAGGTGTCAGTATGTATCAGAACAATATACACAACCTTCTGACAAAAAACATCTGCCAAATGACCACCAACAATTCTCTTAATTTTTATTTTTCTGGTGGAAGGTGATTGCGTAGGCACATGCTGTATTGAGAGAAATATCATGTATTTACAATGACTTATGTATTGGCGCGAGTTGTATTACTAGCTGCTGTATTGGCATCTGTTGAGGCCAGATAGTGCTGTATTGCTGGTGATGTATTCAGATGGTGTTTCTTGGAAATTACCCGTTCACTGCAGTGTTTTAGCGATTCACTGTAGTGTTTTTAGTGATTCATTGTAGGGGTGCCTGCTGGCTTTACTGACTCATTGTAGGGGTGTTAAGCACCCGTTTTCTGCCTCACTGCCTCCCTCCTTATAATACTGAAATATCAACAACTTACCACGCTCAGGCCTATTTCCAATAATTGACATAATAGGAAGTTTCTTGTCATATAAGAGTATGCTAACAAGGCTGAAACCCTTGCTGTATAAGGCTTTGCGGGGTATTGACCTAGCAGAATTACCCATTATTGCGGTCATAGTTGCCTGATTATTGGCTTTGTCGGTGCAATTACGGGTGCGTTATCGAGTATGGAGGGGCGGATTGTGTATGCCAGTATGCAGAAAGGGAGTGGATTACTGCGCGGTATGGACAGGATATTGTATTGATCCTGTATTGTCTGGCCGTGGTATTAGCAAGCGATGAACTGTGATAGGTCAACATTATTTACATAATTGAGGAGGGAGGGAGAGCGTGTATTAAACAAAAAACCGGTAAACAGCGACAACAAAATACCTGATAAAATCAACCTAAGCAAATGACAACAATAAAACAACATCACACTAGACACAACACCAGCAACATAACAGACTGTTACCACAACATAAATCCATCACAACACGCTAATAATATAACAGTATTCTGATATAACAGCATTTTAATATAAGATTATTCTGATATAAAAGACGATAGATATAAACGCTCCGATATAAAAGCGCGCCATTGCTAAAGCGCGATTAAAATAAAAGTTTTGTTTATTTGTTTATTTTTGTTTTTGCGCCGTTGTGTTACCTGTCGCTGTAGATATAGCGCATGGGTGATTGTGCGCCATAAACAAAAAGAAAAAGCCGCACTAAGGCGGCTTATGGTGTTGTTATCCGTTTTTAATCTCGATTAAAAATTAAATCAATGATTTCATCAATTGTGCTTTCTGCGAATATGGTACCTGGTAAACCATTCACAGTATCAATGATATAATAACAATCATCACCGCAACCGTTATAGCGGTTATATTCAAAGTAGTCGCAATCATCTACCACCCAACACTCTACGCACAAATTAACATCTTTGCCGTTAACCTTAAGAATCACATCAGTTTTGCTAAACTTGGTTTTACTAAACTTGGTTTTACTAATCATTTTTATTTACCTCTCTCACGTTTGAATAAAAACACCGTTTTGAGAATAACACCCCACACAATGGCCCTGCCAATGCAGGGCCATTGGATTGATTGTTATTCGTTTTCTAGTTGCTCTATTTCATCATCAATTTCTAGTAATTCGTTTTCTAGCTCTTGTAACTCCTCCTCTAGCTCTTGATACTCTTCAAAATCATTTTTATCTAGCGTGTCTGTGTGGTTATTATACATTTCTCGAAAAGCAATATTATCTAACTCATACAGTGCATCAATAGCACTATATTCATACCCCATGATGTTTACTGTACCGTATTCTTCTCGCATTTCCTCAATAAACATTTCCTCATCGTAGTATTCCGACACGTCAAAGCAATCAATTTCTTTTTGCTTATCCTTAATCGCTTTTTTCAAAGCGTCACGTTTTGCTTGCAATGCTGCTAACCGATTGTTTTCCATGATTTTACCTTCACCTATTACCATTGTTTTGAAAAGAATGGGCATAACACTATGCTATGCCCTAGATATTCCGGCAATTAAATGCTTACATAATCACCTGATGCTAACGATTCATCGTCTTTATCTACCTCCTCAATAAAAACACAAATTGATGCCCCGACAGCATTATATCGTGCTGAAAATTCATCACAGTAATCTTTACGGAAATTCCTCCCGTAATGCTTTGAAAGCTTTGTCACTGCGCCTACTATTGACACTGACTCCGTCTTGTATCGCCTTACCCAACAGTAATTGGGCTCACCGCCGAATGTATCGGTCATCTCAATAACATATGTGCTTTTACTTTTCTTGTTTCTTGCTTGCAATGCTGCTAACCGATTGTTTTCCATGATTTTACCTATTACCATTGTTTTTGAAAATGGGCATAACACTATGCTATGCCCATGATGCCACTATTTCAGAAAGCCGCTAAACAATAACGGCCATGCTTTACGACAAAACCACCACGAATAGCATACACTGGTTTTTTATTTTTGAAGAGATTAAACATAAGATTACTCCTCATTTTCAAGATTATGAATAAAATCCACATACGCCAGTGCCACTGTTTCACCAGCATACCATGCTAGAGCATTATACACCTCTCTCATGAGATAATCATCGTTTAAACGTGTATACATTAAAGCTATAATCACGTCATTTTCTGTAATGCCTGATTTTTTCAAACAATTAAAATCCGCAATTACTTTCGCAAAGTTTTCTCCAGTTTCATCAGCAAGTTGCACGATATTTTCAATGATCAGCTTTTTATGCTTTTTCACAAAAGCTGCTGTCTCAGCATAATATATAAAGCCACGATAGCCGCCTTCAATCCCGTGATTTGCAACATCCGGCGCTTTTTCTTTAAAATCCTCCCAACCACCAAACTGTCGAATAACAGTACTAGCAAGCTTAGGGTTAATGTTTGCGGCTTTCAGAAAATCGCTCATTTTTGGTTTTTGGTTTTTCATTGCTTTGCTTTCTTTACTGTTAGAGATTGTTTCTTGATTGTCATAAACGGGATAATTAAAGTTGATCCAGTCTTGACAATCCGCTTTTGTTGCGCCTGTGAATAATGTTTTGCCACCTGATCCGATAACGCGGAAACGTTTACCGATAGAGACGATTTTCATCGCCTGACGTAGACGTTTATTAACGTCAATATAATGCTTTTGGCGTGTTTCTGCATTGTATGTCATGCTTTCCATCCTTTATCTTTTAGCGTCTTGACACGATTACAAGATTGCAAGCTTACATACATTTCTTCATCTTGCACTTCAGAAATTTGCAAATTGCTGTGCAATGAATATAGCCCCTTTTCGATTAAGTAATCAACAACGATTGCAAGCGCACGTGAATAATGCGGTGCTTCAAGACAAAATTCATACACTTTGCAATGCACATTGTTTTCAATAATCACTTCTGCGAAAAACTTTTTGATTTTTACCGATTTCATACATTGCCCTTTTTCACGTTTAAGAATCACATGCCCACGTTAAAAGCGTAGGCATTTTGTTTATCTATTAAGATAAATAGAATGTATCACTTTTATCGTGATAACACGCTTTAATCAGATTAACAGCATCACGACTGTTCAATACTCGCTTGCTTGCTGTTAATTTGTTAACAGAAACGTTTACAGCATCACCGCTTGATGTATATGCTCCAGCAAACTTTACAGTTTGCGTTTTCTTATCTACGTCAACAATTGCGAGCGGTTTTTTAGTGACATTGCACAAAACAGCTTTTAACATGATATTGCCCTTTTTCACGTTGAAAAATTAAATAATGATGTTTCTGTCTTTACTATGTTGCGCAGCAATCATAGCGACTACTCAAAACAAAACATTATAAAGCAAACTACTGTTTCAAATTTGCAGCTTGCTTTATAATGCGCTCTCTTTCTGTCTTTACCGCGTTGCGTAGCAATCGGGGCGACTACTCAAAAGAGAGCTATAATATTTTGTAGGGTTCACTACCTACTTTTAACGCGGTATCCTCCCGCAATTTTGTTTCGGCTTTATCCGGATAAGCCCCCCAGCTTTCAAACTGGGCTTGTAAACTACCTGAACCGTTTATGTCTGCTTTGTTGTTGCTGCATCCATGAGTCGAATTATACATGAGCGCTGAAAGATAGCAAGCGATTTTTCACAAATTTATAAAAATAAAATTCATAACATCATGCGATAAATTCATTGCTTGTTTTGTTTACATACTGCTGATTCTGTGTTATTCGCGCGCGTGTTCCTTTTAATAGTAATAGAATTCTACTTTGCCGCTAGTCTCACCCATAGCGCAAAAATAATCCTTGACTCTTCTTTGTCTATGCCATATGATCAACATCACCATACACAAGCCGCCATTGCTTAGAAAATGGCACAAGTCCCTTGCTATCTTTTTTGATAGGTGTCGGGAGAGAGGACTGCGCCCGTTAGAAACGTAACGCTAAAAATTAGCAGATAATGCTAACAATTAACCAATGAAGGTTATTTTGTGCCAGTAAATCAGGCATAATCGGCTTTTTGTGCTAATTTGAAGGATTTTAAGATGTCTCGATTGGTCTTGGGCATTCTAAATAAATTCCTATGTACGAATCGAGAAATTTTTAGAAATCCCATCAAAATTGGTGAGGTGAGATTTTGATAGAAAAGTGCTTGTTCAGAAATTTTTGAGAAAATTGTGGCTGAAAAATTTTAATGCCTTCTTACGAACACTCTTGTTCAATAATTTTCCAGAAATTTTTGGCAATAATTTATTTTTTGATAGTGTTGATATGCCTTTATCAAACATTCCATGTAGCATCTGAAAATTAGACAATCTTATAGCAATCCACCGCCATACACCATGCTAAAACGCACATAATCGCTGTGTGCTGCGTTATATTATTAATTTCATACAAACATACGTCAACGATAAGATCGTTCAATACAGGCCTATTGTGTGGCTTTCATAGCTACTATATTACTGATGTTGGCACACAATAGGTCAAAACATTTTAGCTAGTTAATCACATTATTGAACATTACATAACAACGTGGTGCAGAGTTGATCGCTGTACGCTTTATTAAAACAATATACCCTGCACCAATCCTAAACTACGTCTTAGCTCAATTTAGCACACCTTCTATTATCACTCATCACCATCTTGCTTACCTTCTCTCATGTCAATCGTTGCATCCAAATTAAACATATCCATGAAAGATTCAACTGTCTGGTGGCATCCCTGACTGTTTATTGGTGATTGATCTGTGTAAAACATCCTGCCTACCTCATAACTTAATTTACTTCCAACAGGAATGAACTTGTGCTCTATTGTCTGCATGGCAAAATACTCAACACCGTATTCTTTGATAGATGCAGGTGATGTAGTGAACACTGATGTATTGCTTCTAGGGATTCTTAACAATAATCTTACACCATTGCTCAGAATCACTGGATGTAGAAATAGCTTACTATGCGGCTTACTTCTAATCTTGTCAGAAATAATCTTAATGCCCCACAAAGCCTTCATATCATCTAAACCATCTTTACCTGTATTGTCAGCATGGCTGGCATCCACTTCGCTATTACCTGATCGTTTCATGTTTTTAACTCCATTTGATTGTTGATTGAACCACTGTGAGAAGGTATGGTACATGTGTTTTGTAAGATTCTCAAGAATTACTGCCAAACATTTTTTCAAATCTCTTGAACAATCCCTTCCTGCACTTTATTTTGCAAAAATTTCCATAAAACTTTTTCATTGGAAATTCTCCTGAAACTTTTTCAATGAAATATCTTATGGCATTTTGTTGGCAAAATATCATACCTGAGTTTACTAACACTTTACCATCCTTGTATAAAACAAAAAGCCCACACCGTTAAGGCATGGGCAAATGGTATTGGTTTTTCAATCTTTCAAGTCAGCGAGAGAAGATAGCGCATTACTATTTTCACGCTTTAGCAGCTTTGATGGAATATCCACTACGTTTTGTAAGTGTCTTGCTCGGTTTAAGGCAATCACCGTTTTATACACTGCCTCTTCTAGATCAGCACCAATCATGCTGATACGTCTTAGTCCAACACCTGTGCGCTTGTAATAATACACCATCACTGACACTGCCTCGCCGTTCCTGAATGTGTAGTTTACATCCCATTGTGCAAACTTATCATTCTGAATCAACAACACTGGGTCTGGAAACTCTACCACTTCACCGCAGATTGCAATATCTTCACCTTCCATACTTACCACAACACTTTTATCTGATTGCTTTGCAATAGCGTACTTAGCAAACAAATAACGAATGTTCATCTTGTCCTTAATCTCTTTCAGTGCCACTTTCATACATTACCGCCTTTCTTTGCTGATTCGAAAATCTCAATGCAACGATCCGCACTGTCTGCCACGTCCTTATCACCACGAATTCCAACATACCGAGGCAGAAACAGCGATAGAGAGGAATCTTTCTTGTTGGTGATAGTATCATTAGCAATAACTTCTACAACGCTACCATGCCGCTTATTGTGCCATAGATCGGCACGTTCTTTGTCGGTAAATCCTGTACCTACATTCACCTTCAACTTACCACAAGAAGATTCTAAGCACATTGCACCTAACATCCCTTCTGCTTTCCCTTCACCTTCAATACTATCAACCCACAACAGGTCAACACTGGCCTCAAGTTTCATCTTGACACATTCTGTTGATGTTCCGTTTTTCCATTTGTGGGTCAGTGTTTTGATAACACTCCCCTCATGCCCGATTCCTATACGTAAATTGTTCAGGTTTACAGCATCTTCTAAACTAGATTCTACATAACTCTCAACTAACTCGATATGTGTCCAACTTTTCATCACAAAACTACACAAGTCACTAAAACATTTCCAATACTCTTTATCTGTTTTTCCTGACTTCCAATCACTGTACGGAAGCATATTCCATGCAATCATGTGTAAACTTGCCCATTCCGGTAACTCACCACCACTCAAAACAGAGTTTAGGATGCCGTTACTTTCCTTTCTGCCTAAGACCATCCCATGCTGCTTTACCACCAATTCACCTTCGATTGCGTAGTCTTTTTCCTTGCTATCACCAATTAACCATTGTGATACCCAGTCAGGAAACTTGCTACCGTTTCTACTATACATCGAAAGGCTTCCACCATTGTTTACCAAAACAGCAAACATTCCATCTAGTTTTAACTGGCTATAAAATTGCTTACCTTCAAAACTTTTAGAAATAATTTTATCGGATAGCAATGAGCAACGCTGGTACGGAATATCAACAAGCAAATCAGGCCACACACTGTTGACAATACTCACATTCACTTTTGCTCGAATATCTTTTAGCACCAAATACTTGAACAACTCTCTTGATTCTTCACCTACTTCAGACATCCACCAACGAATTTTATCTACTGCACTCTGCCCTGTGTAACCTCTCTCGGATAATGCTATTACCAATCCTATCATAGACTCAAATTCCTCTTCCAGGCTGATACTGGTATTCAGTGCTGGTGAATCAACATGTACACTCTCAAGTGTCTTTTTACCAATTCCTGTTGTTACTGATGGGCACAACGTCCATTTCATGTATTCTTTTAATGCCTCATTGTTTTTGTTTGATTGTAAAATTTCCTTTTTCTCGTTAGTTCCGGTAGCTTTCTGCAGAGCGTTAACAATGCTCAATACTTCAATGTGATTTTCCATTATCTTTCCTAAGATAGGCCGTTAAAGACAAGCTAATCATATAGTAACACGCACTGTGCGTCAACCATTAAACAAAAAAAAAAACAGCAGAAGCATTACGCCTCTGCTGCCTTTACTTGTTACACCAGCCCTAATGTTTCTTTCAACTTGCCAGTCACAGACAACTGTCCCTTCCCTGTGATCAATGTGAGCAAGTTAATGTAGTCTTGGCTATCATACTCATTCACTGTTNNTCTTTCATCAGGTACTTATTATCACGAAGCCACTTGAACAACTTGTTACGGCCAATTTTCCATTCCTTTGGTAGGAGTTTTGCAAACTCTCCAATCGACAATGTACCGTCTGAACGCTCCACTGTCTCGGCAAACTCTACCTTTGGCTTTTGCTGTTCTAGCAAGCGTTGACGCTCTTCAGCTAATGCTGCTTGCTGTCCTGCTAACAATAATGCCTCTGATAACGTTTTAGGCATCTTAAACTGAGCAGATTCTTTTTGTTCCAGTTCTTGCCAGCGGTCAATGATTCGTGCTCGCATTGCTACACTGTACCCTGACACTAAGATAAGTGTTTCACGCTTTGGTAAGTTGTAAATTTTACGCGAGCGTTTAGCGTTGTTTACTTCGTAAAAAGACGTTCCCGCGAAGTCGGGAGCCGCTTTACCCAGATCACTCAACATCTTGACAATATCAACCATAACATGGTCGTGTCGTTTACCAGTGAGTTCAGCAATCTCTAAGCTAGACATTGTCATCACATTATTTGCTTCTAAAACTTGAATGTTCATGTTTTCCATGATTATCCCCAGAGATGATTACTTGGTATAAGTGGTTTGATGCTACTACAACTTACCGTCTGCTTTCAATCTACGTTCAATCGTTTTTACTGACTGCTCCTTCCATTTTTCCCACCCATCTACTATAGAGCATTTTTCATTGTGTGGCAACATAATATGCTTCATCAGAACAGGGTCAATGTGCTTACGACTATCGTTCAAGTATGAGCACCCATCAGCAGTCCATTGGACAAGGTACAGGTTATCCCGTCCAAACACGTCTACCAGTGTTTCCACTTCCTCTTCAAACCCTACACCAGCCACCACGACATACTTGTGATGATCTTTTACATTCTGTGCAATGTACTTTGCCAGACACTTACCAAACACATCGTTACCAAAGATAGGCTTCATCAGTGATTCAGATAGGTGGATGTAGAACTGACGGCAAGACATACCACCTAATTCTTTTCTTGCCTTCTCTTTATCAAGATCATACCAACGCTTAAACACGCTGTTATCGATCCCTGCAACGCTCAGCACAGCATCCGCTAGAGCATCAACACCTTGCTTGAAAGAGCAAACAAAGGCGTTATCAATCCGTTCTAGCAACGTAACCAACGTATCCTTGCCTGCTCTTGGTGGTGCATTCAGTAGTAAGATTGGTTTGTTCATTATCAGCCTCGCTTGCTTTCATTCGCAATCAGTTTACGGAATTGAATCCAATTCTTTAATTTACCAGACCAGCAATCATAGTAACGGTCAATATGTGTAACACCTTCAGGCCACATATCAGGACGTGTTTTAACGTCTGTTGGTAAATTCATTGGTGTTGCCTGATGTGTTGTAGGGCTTGCGTGTGCTGGCTTTGTTTTGCTGCCAATGTTCAGCTTATCAAACACTGCCTCAGCTTTCTCAATACTATCATCACATTTCCGATAGCTTACTTGAGCACAGCATGATGCACTTACTTGACGTGCGGTGAATGTTGAAATGTAATCACCGTTATTGTCTAGGTAGTAACGCTTCCCGTTTGCTTCACGGTATGTTTTCACATATGGAACATGCCACTCATCTTCGTACAGTGTTTCGTATTCAGCCTTGTTTGCTGCTTCATACATGCAACGCGCCAGCTCTTGGAAATGCGGATCAGCGTCCTCGTGCATACGTAGATAGAAAAAGTTATTCCACTCTGTACCGCTAATCACCATCTTCACAATCTGGAATGGTTCATTAAGACGGTTAGCGACCTGTTTATGAATGCCAAGATCAATCATCTCATAACAAATACCTTCAACGGAGGCAAAGGCACTCTCCCACAGTTCTTTTGCTTTCTGAGCAATCTCAGCATCAACTTCTTGTTCTGCCACCATTCCTGCTTGGTTTTTACCCCAGTGGATTGGTGTCGCATGGTTTTCTTTCAAGTTCTCAAGCATCTTAGCCACTGGGATTGCACGGGATGAAGCTGCGTTCTTCTCTAACATGCAGTGGGTGTTCACCTCTGCTAAAATGAACCGAGGAAACTCGATCTCGAATGTTGTCATTTTTGTGTCACAGTAAGCACTCTGCGATGCTGCTACCACTCGTGCCACGATACCGCCCTTGCCCTTTACTTCTGATAAATACATTCCGTTCTCCTTTGTTAAAAACTTGTCAATCAGTGTATGCCACGACAAACCCTACAGCATCACAATTTTCACAATCCTCTTGCCAAACATATCCAGCCTTGTACCTTTCCTTGTACCAATCGTATGATTCACCATCTTGTTCTGGTGCTTCCACTGCTTCAACATCGTTCTGGTAACACCAGACATAGCCCCTACTGTTACACACAGGGCACTTTCTGTAAACAGTCTTTCCTGTAATAATTCGTCTTAACTCTTCAGGTGACAACTCTATAACCATGATTTTCTCCTTAATCAAACCAACAATGCAGACATTGCAAGACACTACCTTACTCTGTAATGCCTTGCCATTCCTACACTATCACACCTTTTCGTTGTCTGGTAAATCTGATTCCTTTACAAACATTCCGTTAATCATTTTACCTTTACGATCTTTGATCTCATCCCATGCTTTCTCTAAGCAATCCTTGAATGAAATACCCGATGCCTCACTAAACACCTTCAACATATTGATTGCATCGCAATACGCTTCTTTCTTCGCTTGCATTCCAATCTTACAACTACTGATTGCTTCACCTAAGGCACATACTACCTTCAATGTATGTAAGTTCTGAATCAGTGGTTTTTCAGTGATCGATGCTGTTTCCTTGTAATCAAAACCAAATTGGTGCATACCTACAACTAGCGTTACCCAAGCATCACCGTAACCATCTACTTCTTGATCTTTATCTACTGCATTGATGAGTTCTAGTAACTCTGAGAGAGTCTTAAAGAATTGCTTTTCAGGGTTACTGCCTTCAATCAGGTTACGCTCTTTTGCCCACTCACCAACCTTGTTGAAGTAATCGATCTCGTAATCCTGTACCGCTTCATTTTCAAAAACCATTTCAATACCCTTTCCTCAGACTGTTGTTAATGCAGTAGTTAGCAATATATCAAACTAACTACTTTCTTTAACTGGATAATATCTTGCTTAACCTTTTCAATACGCCGATCAAGAGATACACAATACTGCTCGTTACTCTCTATTCCTTCAAGTGCATCCTTTACATTGTCTAGTATCTCGTACAATGATAATTCGGCATCATACAACTCAATATCGTCTGGATTCAGGTCATAGCACTTACCATCTTTCAAGCAGAATACACGTTCAACGATATTGCTGTATTCATCAACCGTGTATAAGTTACCGTTTACGTCTTGAACCACATCACCTTTAGTGAACATTTTATTTTTCCTTGTTGTTAATTAAGAATGTCTTGTAATTGATCTTCGCTGATATTAGCAGTCAGAAACACTTGCTGCAGAATATCAACCTTTGTTACCACATCACTATATGTTATTGGCTCTCCTGTGTAATTCAACACTTCATGTTCATTTTCATCACTTAATGATTCGTACATTGAATCGATACTCATTTTCTTTCCTTACAGAATGTGTGGTTTCCTATCACTTCGCACTTCATTTTCTTTGACCACACTGGTTTAACTTGTTTGTGATTGTAGAAGTAAGTGTAATGGCTTAAGTGATTAAGGTGATTGTAACTGTTATTCACTGCCACTGCAATCAGTTTTTTAACTACTTCTACATTGTCTTGGTGTACGTTTACACCAATTTTCCCTTTCCTGTACCAAGAGAATTGTTTAGGTTGTCTGATAATATCGCAAACGTGTTTACCTTGCTCTATTGACCTGTTCACGATAACAGCAGCTACCGCTTTCTTTCCTTTGGTACTCTCTGTGTTTGCTTCGTATTGGACAGCAGATGCTAGGCACTGCACACTTCCTTTTTGTGTCATTCTGTATAATGCTTGCTCTGACAGATTTTTAGCCATTGCTGGCTGACACAGAAAAGATATTGCCATACATGAAGTGCCTAGCATTGCTTTCATTATACAGTCCCCTTCATACTTCTTTCATTCGTTGTCATCTCAGGTGATGTCTTGTAAACCATCTCAAGAACAACATATTCCTTGTTATGCTTCATAGACAATCCGTGTGCCAGTTTTAACGCCTCACTTTGACTCGTCAAATCACACCACATCATAGATGTTTTAATTGCTTCTTTGTTTTCGATGTTTGTGTGTACCAGTGGCATTACGATAAAGTTTTTCATTTGTTTCTTTCTGTTTGTTGAGAACATGCTGTGGATTTTATACATGCTCTCAACTTGTGTCAACAACTATTTATCAGTATCTAGAAACTCACATTCTGTGTTGACATCCACTCATCCTTATCCCACAGCGTATGAGTAGCAGGGTCATAGTAAACCTCACAGGCTAACCCAGTCCATCCTGTAGAACGTGATTTCAACACATGCACAAACGTGGTATTACGCTCTACCAAATCCTCTGCATTCTTGTTACGTTGCAAGGCAATGTTTACACCTGCTGAACGGTACTGTGTACCTGACCCGATAATCTGCTCCTCTGTCAGGAATGCGCCTTGGCTTGCTGATTTTTCACCACTACCTGCCTTGCGGACATGTGAGATATTGAAGATGATGCAGTTATGTTGCTTTACAACTTTCTTCTCCCATGCCATCCACTCATCAACAAACTCTATAGGCTTACCAGAGAACACATCACTTACCACATCGATAACAATAATCTTGCATCCACATGCGATAATCAGTTCTTCGATTTGCTCTTTCAGTTTAGAGTAATCACCACGATCATCCAGTAAAAATAGGCGGCTTGTCCCATCTTCTCGCTTAAAAAGACGGTGTGCAGCTTCCTCTGCCTCTTTACTTGCCACAAAGTCCATACGTTCTTTTTTATCTGCTATCAGCGCAATCTTACGGCCAAGATAATGTGAGAGAAGGTTTTCACCGTATTCACCACTCTCCGCCTCTAAAGACACAACGCCAACATTCAAATCTAACTCAGTCATCCAGTAGGAAACACACTGATTGATTGCACTACTTTTCCCTGATCCGCTTCCAGCAAGGACATTGCAGATGTATCCGTAATTTACACCACCAGCTAATACATCATTCACCTTTTTCCACATAGGTGGGAATTTCAGTTTGTCCACCATTGCACGTTGTTTGATTTCCTCATAGATTTTATCACTATCAACAATAGCTGCTGATGTGTATAACCGTGCCTTCCAAAAATCTGAAATAAAGTCTTTTTCCTTCCCGTACTTAATATACTCATCAGCATCCTTGTATCGCATTTCCATCACATAGGCTTTGCCCTTTGGTAGCACTTTGCAGATACTTTCTGTTGCATCCTTGCCTGCTTGATCGTTGTCCATGCACACGATAATTTTCTTAAACTGACAAAGCCATTCATATTGTGATGCTAATTCTTTTGCGGCTGAAGGTTCACCGTTTACAGGGCAAACCACTGCGACAGGATCGTAAGCATATTTTCCTCTCTGCTTTTGATCATCTAAGAGCATTTGGTAAGCTGCCAACATCTTAACCTCTCCACCGACAACTAAGAGTGTATGGTTAAAATTCTTGAACCGGAATTGACCAATCAAATCACACTCTTTATCAACCTTTCCTACTGGGTGAGAAAAGTCTTTAGGGAATACTCGTGTTTTGTATCCTGCAAGCATTGAGTTTATGGTAGTTGGCACATACTGCTTAATTGGTTCTCCTGTTGCAGTATCGTACTCATATCGAACACCGAAGTATTTACTCACTTCATCACGGATTCCACGATAACCTTTACCGGATACACCAGTGTAGGACTTAATCCGTTCATTCTCTTCGTTACTAATAATTTCCCGTGTCATTACTTCATCCTCATAATCATCAGATACATCGTTTGTTAAAGCATTACGCTTCGCTTTCTCATCATCAGAAAGCACCGTGTAATTACATTTCCAACAGTAACCGCCTTTCCCATCACCATACCAATAAAAGTTATCACCTGCATGATCGCCACCTTTCTTACGACATGCAGGACATGGGTTCTTACCTACCCTGTAACCGTTGTTTTTCCCTACCTCGTACATAGTAAAGCAATCCTTATCGTAGTGAAGAGATACAATTGTATGGTTTGGCAGGTATTCTGTCAACAAGATAGTGGCCAATGGCGATGTGCATCGTCCCACAGGTGTTTGTGAAATTTTATCATCCGTTGTGTCTAAATTTTGAACACAACAAGAGTGAATTTTTCACACGTATACAGGCTTTACTATCGCGAATTTTCTGCTGCATGTTTTTATAAATAACAGAATAAATAAAAGAAAAACCCTTTCTTCGTAGTAGAGAGTAGTGAGAGAAGATACATAGGCACTCTCATACAACCTCCGTAAGACAAAGTGACAAGACTTCTTTATGTTTGTGTTCAAAACCAATCCAAGAATGGCTGTAAAAGCCACACAATCTGCCTGTATTGAACGATCTAGTGTGAAACGTATCATTGCATACCTGCATGTGTTTTAACGCAATACAGAGGCTTTATGAGCGTTTATGCAGTCTTAAGGTTGTCTTGATAGTCTATTGTTGACACGGAACATCTAGTTAAGGCACAATGCACATAATCATTCATTCAGGAGGTAGTAACATGAACGCATTACAAGCACTGAACATCTTGGCTAAGACACATCCATCAACCATCTGTGTAGATGGCTTAGAGCACCATATCTTGTTAGTTATGCTTGGTTGTGCAGATAAGAACATGATCGTTGCTTGTGGTGGATACAAGGCCATTGCAGAGCGTGTTGGTAAAACTACTCGCACAAGCAATGAGCGAGTAAACCATTTGATCGAACTAGGCTACATTGAGATTCACCAGAACAAACGCTGGTGTGTTAGCGGTTGGACTAAGACCCAATTCCGTGTTACTGACAAACTGTTGGAAACATTGTCTGGAGAGCAATGGGAGGACGTTCAAGAGAATGATATTGCACCAGTAATCATCACACATCATGGTATCAAGGTTAAGTCTAACAAAGACGTTGATATGTCTTTTGTTAAGCAGGTAATGGATAAGTTACAACGTGGTCAGTTGCTTACATTGCTCAAGACTTACAGTGATAAGAAGATGTCTGTGCAATATGCTATCGAGTATGCTAAAGCGACAAAGCGTGATGTGAGAAGTTGGTATGCCTACCTGATGAAGTGTGCAGAGCAATACAACGATTTTGGCCTGTTGGTCAGAGAGATGAATAAGCAGTCTGCTAAGAAACAAAATGTTGTAGTGATGGATGAGCAATGTGTGACAGATAAGCCAGTTGTTGCACCGTCTGTTAACGTGTGCAATAATCAAGACACATCCAATGGTTTAGCAAAAACTAGCGATGTGGTAGAACTACCAACCAAAGCTAATAAAGGTACGTCGGCTAAGAATGCCTTGAATGCTGTTAAAGAAATGCTGTTAAAGAAATGCTCAAAATGAAGAAAGGTGTTTGAGATGTTAATCGATGAATTGGATACATTGCTCAATGTACTGAATCAGCGTATGGACGAATGCAATCAGCAGGCAGATAGTGAGAGGGTTTTTGAGATTGAAAGATATAATCGTGGTGTTGCTCATGGACTGTCTATCGCTATCTACACGTTAGATTATCTTGTCAATTCTTGGAAAGAGAAAACACCAGAGGATTGGCGAGATAACATGAAACTAGCAATCCATAAGAAAATCCTTATTGATGCAGTCAACGATCTACATGCTGCAAAGGAAACGATGAATGTATGTGAATCTGACAGGACGTATAAACAATCCTCTGATTACGCGATGGGTGTTGAGATTGACGGATTGAACGACATTGCAAATAGACTGAAATGTTTGTAATATGCTGATGGCTGTGTTATTGTTTGTTCTTGGTAGTTTGTGTGAGTAGCATTCGTAAATGGTTTGTTAATTCAGGGAGATGTAAAATGGAAAAGAATTTGACGGTAATTGAGAGCAGCAATGTGTTGACTATGTCTAG